GTTCAACGACGAGGATGGCATCTATGCAAAACATTAACCCCCAATACTATGAAGAACCGCGATCCTCGTCCCCCGCAGCCTCGCACATGCGTGACCCAATGATCCACGATCTGCACTCTCGGGTGACCAAGATCGAGCACGCAACCCAAGAAGACCGAACGAACGTCGCGGTCCTACTGAATGACCTCTCGTACGTCAAGGGCGAGGTCACGAACATCTCGACAGGCATCAACAGGGTCCTATGGGCAATCGGCCTCGCTGTACTAGCAGCAGGTTGCACTTTCGTCCTCTCTGGCGGTCTCGTGATCGTCCAATAACACCCCCAGAAAGGAGGGCACATGGCCTACTCTGAAGTATTTAAAACAGGTGATGGAGTCCAAACCGACTTTCAGATTCCATTCTCCTACCTCGACCAGAGCCATGTTTATGTGGCCGTTGATAAGGTGGCGACGGATGCCCCCGACTCGAGCTATAAGTTTGAGTTTGTGGACCCCTCCACAGTTCGCGTCAGAACCAAGATTGACGAAGCCCCGGTAACCAATGGACTTGTGGTAAGGATTTACCGACAGACACCCATCGGCAACCCGGCGGTAATCTTTGGTGGTGGAGCCTCTCTGTCCTCAAAGAACCTGAACAAGAACTCAGAATACCTGACGTACGCGCTTCAGGAAGCGACGGACACCAACGAAAAGTTCACTGATCTGTATCTGGGGTCCTTCTCTTCCAACCCGCTGACCGACAACAAAGGACAGCCTCTCCAAGCTGGTGCCCTCTACTACCACACCGAGGTGGAGGAACTCTTCTATTTCACCGGAAGCATCTGGCGTGATTTAGCGAGCGGCCCGAGAGGTCCCGCAGGTCCACAGGGCAACTCTGGTCCAACAGGTCCCGCAGGACCCACAGGCTCTCAAGGTCCCGTGGGTCCTCAGGGTATCCAAGGGTTCCGAGGTGATATTGGTCCCGTAGGTGCCACCGGCCCAACCGGAGTCGAAGGCCCTCAGGGTCCCCAAGGCCCCAAGGGTGACCAAGGGATCGCGGGTCCTCAAGGTCCTCAGGGTGTCCAAGGTGAGACCGGCCTACAGGGACCTATAGGTGAGACAGGCCCCACTGGTCCTCAGGGTCCCGAAGGTATCCAAGGTCCAACAGGTGTCGAAGGCCCTCAGGGACCCTCAGGCGCGACCGGAGACAAGGGTCCGACAGGTGACCAAGGCTCGATGGGTTCAACCCCCCTCGGCCTCGCGTTTGGCCGCTTCTTCCTCAACGAGGAGGGTGAGCTAAACATCGAATACTACGGAGACGCAGCCGACAACGACTTCACGATTGATGAAGACGGGTTCCTCACCGTGACAACACTCTAAAAACAAGGATTATCACAATGGGTGTGATTAACATTGGCCGAGTTCGTATCGGCTGGAAGGGGGCGTGGGACAACTCCGTTCCCTACATCGCTCAAGACGCAATCCTCTATCAAGGCGAGACCTACGTCGCACGCATCAACGTGTCAGCCGGGATTACGCCGACCAACACCACATACTGGCAGAAAGTTGCTCAGAAAGGTGCTAACGGTGCGGATGGCACGGATGGGGTCCAAGGTCCCACAGGTCCAGAAGGAGACGCAGGCGCAACCGGCCCTCAGGGTCCTCAGGGCACCACAGGGCTGGCCCCGGAACACGCATGGCTGGGTACTGAGCTGCGCTTCCGCAACCCTAATGGAACGTGGGCCGCTTATACTGACCTCGTGGGTCCGCAAGGTGTCGAAGGTCCTCAAGGCCCCCAAGGCACCAAGGGGGACAGCGGTAACACCGGCCCAGTGGGTCCCGAGGGTCCTCAAGGTCCTCAAGGCCTACAGGGTATCCAAGGTATCCAAGGAGACACAGGACCTACTGGCCCTACAGGACCCCAAGGCCCTCAGGGCATCGACGGTGAGGAGGGTCCAACAGGTCCTACAGGGCCTCAGGGTCCTACGGGCGCTAAAGGTGACGTACCGAACCACCAATGGTGGGATGGAGGTGGGTCGGGAAACTGGCTGCGCTTTGAACTACCAAACGGCTCCTACGGCGAGTGGGAAGACCTTGAGGGGGACACAGGGCCTGCTGGACCAGCGGGTCCTACCGGCCTCACAGGTGCCACGGGTGCCACGGGTGCCACGGGTCCCCAAGGCCCCGCAGGCCCTGCGATCACAACGTATGGGGCGATTGGTCAGTACATATTCGCTGCAAAAACTACATTTGGTCCCGTTACTCCCAACACACTCGTGGCGGGGACAGCCATTATTCCTTCAGGGGTAACTGGACCCCAGCCGGGCGCCACTCCCTTAGGCTACGGGACATGGAAATGTCTCGGTTATGATGGCGGACGAACAGGTTCAGGGGGTCAATTCAGCTACTGCGCAACACTATACCAGAGGATTTCCTGATGAACACAGAAATGGACTATAGTACAGCGGCCATTCGGAACGCTGAATATAATGCGTTGGGTGGCATCGACTGCGAGTTGGAGCACCCTGACTACGGCTGGATGCCCTTTTCGGCTGCTCGAGGTACGGGCGAGCATCACATGCAGACCATCTGGCAGCGTTTGAAGGAACTCGACGTTGCACCCTTCGTGCCCCCTGATCCTGTCGATGAGCTGGCGCTGGAACGCGAGGGTATGGTTTGTAGCCCGCTCCAAGGACGTATGATCCTCGGGGAAGACGTGTGTGACATGCTCGATGCCCTGTCTGCCGACCCTAAGACACCTTGGGCGATGCGTCAGGCGATCCTGTATGCGACCCAATGGCATCGCACCAGTCAAGCGATGACGGAGATGGCATATCTGCTCCAATATACGGATGAGCAAATGGACGTGCTATTCCGTCAGGCCATGGCGATTTCGGTGTAATCATCATGAAGTCATTCCTCTTGGAGCTGTTCTCCCTACTCTCTCGAGGTCTCAATGTAATCACCGGAAGCACAGCCGACCTCACGTTCTCAGCTCGATCTCATAGGGACGGGCTGTGGACGGAGACGGTGATCGACTTCGTGGCCTACTCCCTGTTTCGGGAAGAGGACCACTGTCGTGTCTGGTGGGACGCTGAGATCAACCGTTCACTCTTCAACATCGAGTTCGCAGAAGCCCTGCGCGGTGTCAAACAAACAGAGAAGTCTTAACTATGAAACTCTTCATCCAAGCTCTACTCGAGTTCATCTCGACGTTGACCCCAAAGACCTCAGTGTCTCGCAACGCCAAGGGACAACCTGTCAAGGTTGAACGGATCGACAACATCAAACGCTGGGAGGCTCTGCGCCTCAAGGCGTACAAACCCACGGCATATGATGTCTGGACGATTGGCTACGGGCACACAGCGACTGCCAAGCGAGGCATGGTGATCACCGAGGCGCAAGCTGAGAAGCTCCTTCGGGAGGACCTCGCGTGGGTCCGTAAGGTAATCGCCACTCAGGTCGATGTGCCCCTTACACAGCACCAGTATGACGCCCTCGCATCGTTCATCTTCAACCTCGGAGGTGCCAACTTCGCATCCTCAACCCTCAAGAAGCGGATCAACGCTTCCGATATGGTAGGGGCTGCAGATGAGTTCCCGAAGTGGAACAAACAGCGCCAGAACGGGAAACTCGTGGTCCTCCGAGGGCTGACCCGGCGTCGGGCACATGAGCGCAAACTCTGGCTGGAAGGAACAGCATAATGAAACCAAAGACCTACAAGCGGGAGATCGCACTGGTGATGCTCGTGGGCTTGGCTGGTCTGTTTGTCTGGGGTGTATTCAACCCCGAGGCCAAGCAGGTGGCTGAGTTCCTAACAATGCCCATCTTCACGTTCGCTGGTGGTGCATTCGCACTGGACTCAGCGTTTAAGCAGGGAGGGTTTAGCAAATGAACTGGCTTTCTTTCCTGAAAAGCAAACTCGCTAGGATACTCGGGGCCATCATTTTCGCCCTGAGCATCCTCTTTGGCTCCATCCAGTACGGACGCAAGGCCCAGCGCAACGAAGACCGCGTGAACGACATGGAGAAGTACATCGAGACCAAGAAGGAGATCGACGATGTGGAAAATAGCCCTGATCGGGATGCTGCTTTTGAGCGGCTGCGGGACAACGGTTGGATACGCTGACGCGATCTGCTCGATCCCTCTTCCTCAACTTGATCCTGAGGGTCTCTCGACCGAAAACCTGATGCAGCTCGATCTGTATGCCGAGCGTCTAGCACGAGCATGCTCCTGAGAGGCGCTGAGTAGCTCACTGATAGCCTCTTGGGCTTCTCAGCACCCCCTTATCCCAAAACAGCAATACTTCCCCCTTAGGAGGGATTACAGGAAGGCAACTATGTCCCATATCCCAGACACGGAGTTTCACCGGAAGCTCCGCAAGGACTTCAAGGTGTTCCTGTGGTACGTCCACAAGCACCTCGGTATGAAAGAGCCGACCCCGTTACAGTATAACATCGCGGATTACCTCCAGTATGGCCCCAAGCGGGCATGTATTCAGGCTTTCCGAGGCGTTGGTAAGTCTCACATCACCGCCGCGTACGTCGTTTGGCAGCTCCTTAAGGACGCCCAGACGAAGATCATGGTGGTCTCGGCCTCCGGTAACCGTGCAGACGCCTTCTCGACGTTCGTCCAGCGCCTGATCTGGGAGATGGAAGGCCTCGAGTATCTCATCCCCGAGCCGAACCAGCGTCAATCCAAGATCAACTTTGATGTGAAGCCCGCGGTGGCAGACCAAAGCCCCTCGGTGAAGTCCGTGGGTATCACCGGGCAGCTCACGGGTAGCCGTGCTGACCTGATTGTGGCCGACGACATCGAGGTCTTGAACAACGCATTCACCCAGACAGCCCGAGACAAACTAGCAGAGAGCATCAAAGAGTTCGATGCGATCCTCAAGCCGCTCCCAACGTCCCGCGTGGTGTTCTTGGGTACACCTCAGACCGAGGATAGTCTGTACACGAAGCTACCTGATCGTGGGTATGACGTGGCCGTGTGGCCCTCGCGTATCCCCAACGATAAGATGCGGGAACAGTATGGTGACACACTGGCTCCGTACATCGAGACACTCCCCTACGAGATTGGCAAGACCACGGACCCCGACCGCTTCTCCGATGCAGACCTGATCGAACGTGAGGCCAGCTACGGTAAGGCCGGGTTCGCCATGCAGTTCATGCTGAGTACGGCCCTGAGTGACCTCGAGCGGTTCCCGTTGAAGGTCAAGGACCTGATCATCATGCCAATCGACCAAGAGATTGCGCCCCTCAAGCTACAATGGGGTCCCCTCGAGGATCGGCAGTACAAGGACCTGCCCAACGTGGCCATGCGGGGAGACCATATGTTTCCGCCAATGAACGTGGGTTCCATCACGTCGGAGTTTACTGGCTCAGTACTGGCAATCGACCCCTCCGGTCGTGGTGCAGACGAGACAGGCTATGCGGTCATCAAGATGATCAACGGGTATCTCTATGTGCCTGCTGCGGGTGGCCTCCAAGGTGGCTACGACAAAGACACCCTCACTGAACTCTCGCACATCGCCAAGAAGTACAATGTGAACGAGATTGTGGTCGAGAGCAACTTCGGTGATGGCATGTTCGTCGAGCTGCTCAAGCCGGTCCTCAACAAGATACACAAGTGTGCAATCGAAGAGGAACGTGCGACCACTCAGAAGGAACGTAGGATCATCGACAGCTTGGAACCTGTGATGAGCAGCCACAAGCTGGTGATCGACCCCGAGGTAATCGAGGAAGACTACCGGACTGCCATGAAATACGAACAGGCTGTACGTCAATCCAAGATGCTCATGTACCAACTGACCCGCATCACCTACACCAAGGGTTGCCTCAGGCACGACGACAGGCTCGATGCGTTGGCCTTGGGTGTCCGCTACTTCACCGACCAGATGGCCCGAGATGAAGAGATGGGCATCGAGGAGATGAAGCAGGATGCTCTGGACAAGGAGCTGGAGAAGTACATGCAGAGTGCCTTCGATCCCTCTGGGAGACGCTCTGGTGGACCCGATAAAAAGACGTGGATATCCAGTTACTTATAATAGGGACCTCCCTAGATAAGATGCCCGAGGTTTCACCTATAGGTACACCTAGAGACTGCGCCTCAGATCAACAGCCTGAGGTCCCCTCTAGGTATTCCCCCAGCTCCACACTGAGTGCAGGAAGCTGGGGGAATATCACGAACAACAACACTCACGGTGAACTCACGGTCCACTCACGGTGAACTCGGGGTGAACTCGGGACTATTTTGGGGTGAAATATCTCTGGAGCTATATATACGTGAGCCTTCCCGCCACTCCCCCCATAGGGGGTCGCGCCCGCGCCAACACACGTCGCATCCACCCGCGCACCCGCGAGATTACTACCCGCGAGGGCCTAGGGTCACACCTTGTGTGTCCCTGAGCTGGGTCAAACCCCTTGTTTTTATGGTTCTAACGGATGGTAAACTACCACCCACGCGCACCTGCAGGCGTACCCACGCGCACCCGTAGGCGTACGCGCGAGGGGCGCTCGGGGTGTTATATTATATCATCCATGTCTTTGCCTTCCATCCTTTTACGTCATGCACCC